CAACCTTTACCTGACAAATGGTTAGTGGGAAGGGTCAAGCCAGAAACTATATATGATAAGATGTGGATGCCGAGAGAATTTTATGTATGAATTAAAAGATTATCTAAACAGTATTAATTATAAAAAAGATGATTTGATGGATAGTGAAGATGAGTTTTGGGAAAAGAAGTACCCCGCCTATATTGTCAATAAGGTATTGTCTGCATTTCCTGATACACTTTTGTATGTGAATGAGATGAATCGTCTACATCACCTCGATAAACGTCTACAATTTCAGTTTTTTCTAAATAGTATCAGACCAAAGAAACGATTTGCAAAGTGGCTGAGGTCTAGTAAGATCAAAAATCTTGAGTATGTTAAAGAATATTATGGCTATAATAATGAAAAGGCTAGACAAGCACTTGACATACTAGATGATGAACAAATTGAACATATAAAAAGAGTAATACATCGAGGTGGTAAACATGGAAGAGTTGGAGTGGACTCCCGACCTAATGCTCGAGGTAAAGCTAAACGAGAGTGATGATTTTTTAAAAGTTCGTGAAACACTTTCTCGTATAGGAGTAGCCTCTCGCAAGGAGAAAAAATTATACCAATCGTGTCACATCCTCCACAAACAAGGCCGTTATTTTATTGTACATTTTAAAGAGTTGTTTGCACTAGATGGCAAGCCGGCTAATATTTCAATAAATGATATTGAAAGGAGAAATACGATTGCAAAGTTGTTATCTGATTGGGAACTTGTAGAACTTATTGGAAAGAGTGAACCTCAAGCTCCTTTATCACAAATAAAAGTTTTATCTTATCGTGAAAAAGATGAATGGATTTTAGAGACCAAATATAATATTGGTAAAAAACGAATTGAATAGTAGGAGATAATGAAGTGAATTTGAAATTAATGAGATTGAAGTCTGGTGAAGATATTGTTGTTGAACTTTTAGATGGTAAAGAAAGTCAGCAGCATATTACTGTAAAGAATCCTGCAATGCTAGTTCCTGTGGGTGATGGGAAAACTAATCTGCAAATGGGATTGATGCCTTGGATGCCATTCAGTGCTAGTAAAGAGTATGAGATTCCTAAAGATTGGATCATAGTAATAACAGAACCTTTAAAAGATATTGTCAATAATTATAATCAAGTGTTCGGTTCAGGTATAGTTGTGCCTGATGTAAGTATAGACTCAAAGACTTTACTTAACGAATAATTTGTGTTATAATTAATAGATGAGTAATTTCTATATTAATGTTATCCAACGTGGGAGCCAGCTTCTTGTTCGTGAGATTGAAAACGGTAAGAGAGTTAATCGTAAGATAAAATGGAAGCCTACGTTTTTCGTCCCTACGGATAAAGATACAAAGTGGAGAACTTTATCAGGAGATAAAGTATCTCCGGTTCAATTTCAAGATATTCATAAAGGAAGAGAATTCCTTGAGCAATACAAGGAGCAAACTCATTTAATTTCTGGGTTTGAACGATACCCTTATGTCTATCTCGCTGAGAAGTATCCCGGCATTGTTGAGTGGGATATCAACAAGATTCTAATTCTAACATTAGATATTGAGGTGGCGTGTGAGAATGGTTTCCCAGCTATAAAGGAAGCCATAGAACCTCTGTTGTGTATTACAGTAAAGAATCATTCTAATAAGGCCATAAGAGTTTGGGGCATAGGTGAATATAAAACAAACAGATCAGACGTTACTTATATACATTGTGAAAATGAAATAGAATTACTCAAACAGTTTTTAGAATTTTGGTCAGAGATACAACCAGATGTAGTAACAGGTTGGAACGTCCAGTTTTTTGATATACCTTATCTATGTAATCGAATAAGAAATTTGTTAGGCGAAGAAGCGATTGATAAGCTCTCACCTTGGAAGATAGTTAAAGAAGAATCAACCAGATTAATGGGAAGAGAACAACAGAAGTATAATATTTTTGGTGTTTCTATGCTTGACTACCTTGACTTGTATAGAAAGTTTACATATACAAATCAAGAATCGTATAGATTAGATTATATTGCTGAGGTTGAGTTAGGTGTAGGTAAGACAGAAAATCCACACGAAACATTCCGAGATTGGTACACAAATGATTATCAATCGTTCGTTGATTACAATATCAATGATGTGGAATTAGTTGATGCCATGGAAGATAAGATGAAGCTGATTGAATTGGCTTTGACTATGGCGTATGAGGCCAAGACTAATTATAATGATGTGTATTCTCAGGTTCGTATGTGGGATGTGATTATCTATAATTTTCTCAAAGAGAAACATATTGTAGTTCCAATGAGAAAATCAGTTGTTGGAGCTGAAAAATATGAAGGTGCTTATGTAAAGGAACCTCAGACAGGGTTGCATAATTGGGTGATGTCGTTTGATTTGAATAGTCTATATCCACATTTGATTATGCAGTATAATATTTCACCCGAAACAATGGCCGCAGAATCTAATAGTGAGGTTAGTGTTGATAAAATGTTAGAGAAGTCGGTTGAGATTGTAGATGATGGTTATACTGTAACACCAAATGGTGCAAGATTTAGAAAAGATTTTCAAGGTTTTCTTCCACAGTTGATGGAGAAGATGTATGATGATCGGGTGAAATTTAAGAAGTGGTCTTTAGAAGCCAAACAAAGATATGAAAATAATAAAGATAAGAAATATCTGAATGAAATCTCCAAGTATAATAATATACAGATGGCTCGTAAGATTGCACTCAACAGTGCATATGGAGCGATTGGGAATCAGTACTTCAGATATTATGATAGACGTATGGCTACTGCGGTTACAACATCAGGTCAGTTAAGTATTAGGTGGATAGAGAATAAAGTTAATGAGTACTTGAATAAAATTTTACAGACGACCGATAAAGATTATGTGATAGCCTCTGATACAGATTCTATATATGTAACATTTGATGAGTTAGTTTCTAAAGTTACCCCAAAGAATCCAGTAGACTTTTTAGACAAGGTTGCTACAGAAAAGATTGAACCATACATCACCAAGTGTTTTGAGGAGTTGGCTGAGTATGTTCATGCATATCAACAGAAAATGGATATGGCTAGAGAAGTTATTGCTGACAAAGGTATATGGACAGCAAAGAAAAGATACATTCTTAATGTGCATGATAGTGAAGGTGTGAGATACGCTGAACCACAGATTAAGGTGATGGGTATAGAGGCAGTGAAGTCATCGACACCAGCACCATGTAGAGAAATGATCAAGTCAGCCTTGAAGGTAATCATCAATGATGATGAGAGAACATTAAATACATTCATACAAGCTTTTCGTGAGAACTTTATGAAGCTTGAGCCAGAAGCTATAGCCTATCCTAGATCGTGTAATAATTTGAGAACTTATTCCGATCCTTCGACGGTCTATAGAAAAGGTACACCTATGCACGTTAAAGGAGCTCTTGTATATAATTTTATATTGAAGAGGAAAGGACTAGAAAATAAGTATCCCCTCATACAGGAAGGAGATAAGATAAAATTTATTGAAGTAAGAACTCCTAATATATACCAGACAAATGTAATATCGTTTATGACAAGATTACCTAAAGAATTTGACTTGCATAATATGATAAACTATGATATAATGTTTGATAAGAGTTTCGTAGATCCTTTGACTTTTATTCTAGACCAGATTGATTGGAATGTAGATCGTAGTTATGGAACAGCTACAACATTGGAGCATTTGTTTGGATGAACCAAGAATTATATGATTATTTGCATGAGCATGATTTCTACCTAAACAAAGGTGAGTTTCGTTATTGCACAGAGAAGTATGGTAAGGAGGAGTTTAGGCTTACCATAGCACAGTATGTTTCTGAAAAGAGACCTGCATTTCCTTTTCGGAAGTTATCGTATGCGGACATGGTGGAGAATTTTCAGAAGCTTCAGAAGGCAGATTATACAAAGTTTATTACACCCAAAGATCAGATAACTAATGAAGTTATTGAAAAGTATGATGACTATAAGTATGAGTTTCAAACTTGTGGTCAAGGTTC